TCAGGTCCGGCAAACACCGCCGCCACCCCGTCCAGATCGTCAATTGTCCGCCAGAACGGCGCGGCGGCATAGTCGTTCAGATGGACCTTGTAGCCAACCCGTGACGCAGGTGTCCGGCGCAAGAGAGATGTAAGCGTGCCCTCGGTTTTCTTGACCGATCGGCTGCGCAGCCCGCGCGTGGATGCCACCTCCACGTCACCATATTCATCGGCAAGGCCCATGGCAATAGTGCTGACCGCAGCGTTAAAACCCGCATTAGTGATCGTCACAGTTACCGTTGATCCGATTGGAATATTCAGGTCAAAGGTTGAATAAGTCCGCTCAAGCGATTGTGGCGCAAAAAACCAGCGCCACAACGACCCAAGGTAAGGCGTTGCGTCTGCAATGTTATAAGTCACGTCTGCCACATCGCCGGTCGTGTTCAGCGTGCCAACAATTGTTATCTGGGTGGCACGCAGCCCAAAGAATGCCATTGCGGATAGCCGTGGCAAGCCGGTCAGGGTGTAGGTGATGCTGTCCGCGCGTTCGGTTATAGTGTCAACAACCCTATATTTATCCGCCCCAAATTGCAGATCAAACGCCGCGTAACGATTGGCAGGTCCAGCGTCAAACCATTCGGTCGATGCGATCAGCCCAGGCTCTTGCGTCGTGCTGGCGGCTGATACCTCGAACAACCGCTCACCGACCCGTCGCACGTCGCCAAGCGTGTATGTGCCAGCTGTCCATGCCGTCTCAAGCACTACGTTTGTGCTGTCTATGTTGCCCTCGGTGATTGCGAACGGCTCGATTATGCGCAGGGTCATAGGGTCTGCTCCAGTGTGAATGCCAGCGTGTCGTCTGCCGCGTCCGCACCGCGCCCGGTGTTGCCGGCCGTGATTTCCGCCGACGAAATCAACCGTTCCATGTTCAGGTTCAGCGCCCGCAATTCAGCGCGCAACTCTGCATCGGACTCGCGCGGCGTGAACGACTGGCCGTTTCCTGAGCGGGACAGCGCCCGGACAAAATCCTGGCCGGTCGAGAACAAATCCTCATTGACCAACGACCGCAGGCTGTCGCCCAGCGCATCGGCCCCGGCGCTGATTTCGGCAAAGGCCGGTGACAGTTGCATGAGTGCCGCCACCAGATCGCTATCGCCCAGCGCGTCGGCCTCGTCCACCAGCGCCCGGAATGCGGCCCGAGTGGACGGTAGCGCGTTGATGCCCAGCGCCAGCATTTCGGCTGACAGCAATTCAGTAGCCCGCGCGATGCGTTCCGCGTCGGTGAAGAAGTTCTGGTAGTACGACTGCGATACCGCGTTGAAGTTTTCCAGCGACCCGAACAGACTGACAAACGCAGCCGCCGCGCCACCGCCCGCAAGCGACACGTTGTAGAGGTTCATGCGGAAGTTGCCCATCCACCCGTTGACCGCCACCAGCGACTGCCCCAGTCGGCCCAGCGTGGCGGCCGCACCTTCGCCGCTCAGGGCGAACTGTGACAGCCCGCCAACCATTCCGGCCATTGCGTCGGCCATGCCAGTCATCGCGTCTTGGATTGCCTTGTTTGCCGCCTCGTCGCTCAAGCCCTTTGTGCTGACCTGCAAGGTGTGCGCGAAATTGTCGAACGTGCTGCCCGCGATGCCCAGCGCCGCCGCAGATGCCAGAACGCCGCCTTGCAGCGTGTCGACGATTTCGGTGACGGCACTTGTGGTTGCAGCGTCTGCCGCGCCAATACTGGTAGTGACACGCCGGGACAGGCCAAAGAACCGCGTCGTTTCGATCTTCTTGAATGTCTGCACCAGAACGCCCATGCCGCTGACCGTTGCCATTATGCCCGCGTCAAGTTCCTTGGTTTTCTTTTTGAAAAAGCTGAATATGCCGACAACGGCAAGCAACGGTAGCGCAATAGCGCCCACAGCCGCGCCAAGTGCCCCGATGCTTGTGGTGGCGGTGCCAAGAACACTGGAAAGATACGTTCCGGCGGCCCCTAAGCCCCCGCCCGCGCCGAAAAGGGACGTGACAAGGCCAGACGCGCCGGAAAATGCACTGCCTGCAAATGTAGCGATCCCGCCCAGCAAGCCCCCGGCTCCTCCCGCTGCACCGCCAGCAGCTTGCGCTACACCGCCCGCAACAGCCTGCCCCGCGCCGCCTGAGAACCCCAAACCGATCATTATGCGATTGCGCACCGCCATGCTGATCATCTGCGACAGCATCGACTTGAAGCTGCTAAGGATGCTCGACACGAAACCTTTGAAGTCCTTAAACCCGCGCATTACAAAATCACCAAACGCATCCGACACGCTGCCGATCCCGCGCAATAGTGACCCGCCAAATTCCAGGCCCATCTCAACAGCGGATTTAGTGCCGCCATCAAGCGCCGCGCCCATGCCCTGTGCGAAGGTGGTTGCAGTTCCCATCGACTTTGCCAATTCATCAACCGCAAGGGCATAAGCGCCATCGGTCAGCCCTGCCAGCTTGAGCTTGTCCAGTTCAGCCATACCGCGATTGTAAACGCGCATCGGGTCGGCTGCGTCCTCAAGGGCGCTGATCTTGTCGCGCATAGCGGTGGCTGCCGCGCCGCCCGCCGCGCCGCCCGCGCCTTTCAGCGCCGGAAACAACGCGTCCGCAGACTTTTTCAGAGATTCAATGGTTGCTCCGGTTTTGACCGACTCCCTGCCAAGTCCGATCATGTTGGTAACGGCGGTTTTGAAAGTTGAAAACAACCCCCCGCCAAGCGACTGGGCGGCACTGGTCACAGCGGTTGCCGCGCCAGCCATACCAGACGCGATAGCCCGCGCGCCAGGTATCAGCGCGGCGATGTTTGCGCCCGCGCTGGCGATCTGACCGAGGATGCTGCCCATCGCCGCCGCCAACAGCGCCGCCGCGTCGATAGCTGGTCCGAAGTTGGCGGCGATACGGGCAACCCGATCCGCGACCGTCACAGCCGCACCAGCTGCTGCGTCAACCTCTGTGGCAAGCTGTGCCGCAGCCAGTGAGGCAGTCACTAGGGCGTCGTATGTCTTGCGCGCCTCGCCGGTCAGGTTTTGAGCGCCATTTACGCTTTCGCCCATGTGCAGAGCTAAGTCCAGCAACGCATCGGCTTGCTTTGAAATGCCATCTAACTTGCCGATGTTATCCAAACTGGATTTCAGATCGGCAGCCTGTGTAGCACCTCCGATCAGCGAAGAACCCAAAGCTTCAACGTCGGTGATCAGCGAACCGATACCAGCCTGAAAGTCAGACACGGCCAAGGCATTCTGCACTTTAAGAAGTTTTTCGGCAGCCAGTGCCGATGCGCCGTATTCTTCGCGCAGTGCTGCAAATCCGGGAATGGCGGCAAAGACCGCAGTGCCCGCTTCGGCAAGCGATGTTGTCACGCCAGCGACAGGAACCGTCAGGTCCACAGCGTCTTGCGTCAACAACCTGACGGCCTCGGACTGGGCCATGATTGCTTCCTTAGCCGCAGCACTCGCCACAGACTGTTCTAAAAGGGTTCGCTGAACATCTGTTATATCTTGGCCGAGAGAGTCTGCTGCAATTCCTGCTGCAATCTGTGCGGCAACAAACTTCTGCGTTTCTTCTTCGATTTTTCCGTAAAACGATCCTTTGCCGCTTTCGCGCAAGGCTGTGCGCCGTGCAATAAAGTCTTTGTCGGCCAGCAACAATTTTGTGTTGCTTATTAGCGTTTCAGCTTCTTGCGCAGCAAGTGCGGCCTTTGCATCTGAAAGTTCGCGCTTTACCAGAAGTGCCTTTTCTTGGCGTAGGCTGGCGTTCGCTGTAATCCGGGTTCGAACCGCCGATACTTCCAACGCCGCCGCAGACACCGCCGCCTGACCGCCCGTTGCTATGGCCGTTGCAAGCAAGTCCTGTGCAGTTTTAAGGCTCTGGTAATCACCGAGCAGCTTTGAATTGACGCTTTCAAGCCCGCCGATGGTAGTGCCAAGAGATTGCATCACGGTGTCGAAACTTTGCGCCTCTTTTTTGGACAGCAGGAAATAAGCTGCAACGCTGCCCATAACGGCAATCGCAACCCCCAGCGGTCCACCGAGAAACACAATCGCCCGAGTTGCCAATGCCACGGCTTTCAGTGCCGCGATGTAGATGTACGCCGCAAGCGATCCAGCAGCCATGCCGATTGCCACGCCACCCTGCGCTGCGATCAGCGCAGGAAGTTGTGTCGCGGCCAAAACAACCACGATGGCCCCGAGCGTTGTCAGGCTTTCCGATACGGTTGTGAATATCCCGGCAAGCGCCGACATGGCTTTCACGCCCATTTCAGCCGCCGCAAACAGCCCGGTTCCGATAGACTGCACCGCCGCGAAGAACGCCGGATCAGATACCGCTTTTGTCAGCCGCTCGATGGACGCGCGCAGCCCCTCAGACGCTGGCCCGGACAACTCGAACAGGTCACCGAATGCATTGCGTAGCGATGCCAGCGCCCCGCCCAGCGTGTTGCGCGCCGCCTCTGCCGATCCGCCGAACTGCCGTTCCAGTTCCGCCAGAATGATCGTCTGCGCCCCGATCACGTTGTTCGACGCGACCATCCCTTTGACCATTTCTTTTTGCGCCTCGGTAAACTGGATGCCGGAGCGGGAAAGGGCCGTCATGCCAAGGACAGGATCGTTCAACGCCTTGCCGACCTGTAGCGCCGCCGATTTCAGGTCGGTGCCCATCGCCGTTGCGACGTTCAGGATCGCTGCGGTTGCCGCGTCAAACTGGTCGCCCTTGATCTGTGTAAACGTCAGCAACACGCCCTGCATGGCGTTGATGGTTTCATCGCCGAAAGCCGTGATCTTTTGCAGCGCCGCCGCGTGTGCGTTCAGGTCTTGCAGGCTTTTACCAGCTGCCCCGCCCGTTGATGCAATGGCAGCGCCAAGCTGCGCCTGTGCCTTTTCATTCGTCACAGTTGCGTCGATAAAGCGGTTCAGTTGCGAACTCAGCGCCGCGATGCTGACCACGGCCGCCAATGCGCTGGCAGCCGCCACGGCAAGGCCCCGCCCCATGCCCGCAAACGCACCTACGGCCCGTCCCGCTGATCCGCCTGCCCGGTCGCCTGCGCCTGCAAACCGGTCCAGATCGCCGCTGGCCGTGCGGACCTGGCTGCCGTCAACCCTCAAACCGACCGATGCGATGTCATCCACGGGGTCTACTCCCTAAACGGTTGCGGCGTGTTCTTGCCGCTCGACTCCGACAATTCACCAGCATAAACGGCACTCATCTTTTGCAGCCATTGGGGTTCGTCACCGTCAAACCTCAGACCCACATTATCAGCCCACGCGCGGATTTCCAAGTGGGACAGAGCCACCGGCCCCATTCCGCCTTGCATGACCGGCCCCACGTCCATCAACCATTCCACAAGATAGGCGCGAAACGGCAGTTCGGGAAAGTCCGGTTTTTCATTTGCCCGCTCCAAAAAACTCCAGCGTGAGTGCTTTATGTCCTTCGGCTGTGCGCATAACCAAGCGTGCTGTCTGGCCCAGAGGCAAAGTGCATCTAGGCTTGTCCGAAAAAACGGGTTCGATCCGCAATGAACTCGTCGACCTGCACGCGCATCCATGCGCGGTCTGAATAAAGTCTGCGGCAGTTTTCAGGGGTGAACTTGAACGGCTCGCCGCTCCAAACCCAGTTGTTCGACCATCCGACTGTGGCACGAGCAAGCGCGTTTACCGTCTGCCGCTCTTGCTCGGCAGGGGACACCTTTTTGCGCCCATTTGCCGCCACGTTGATGTCCTGCACCGCCCGCTTGAATGTGGCGCTGTCCACGCCCAGCAGTTGAATTGTCAGAGGCTTTTCATCAGACCCCAGCAGGATTTCGTCCGTCACAGGGTGGCGCACAACTAGCGTTGCTCCCTTTTCAGCGTCAGCCGCCAAGTCTAGGTCGTTCATATCCATCGGTTTGTTCCATCGGTTTTGGTTAAAAGTCGGGGGGATGCGGTAAACCACGCCTTACCCCCCCGAACCCAGATCAGTGGGATTACGGCGCGGCGACTTCCACATCGGCGCGCGTGAACTCAATATTGCAGGACGCCATGTTGACCGACCCGACCGACTGGCCGCGCGGGAACGACATGACTTTGCCCATGATGTAACGAATCGAGCCGTCAGACCGGGTTTCGCGGAAGCTGATTTCGTCCTTGGACGCCAGCGCGGCAATCAAGATGATCTGTCCAGCATTAGCGGAATCATAGGCGAGCGGAACCGTGATCGAGCCATAGTTCAATTCGCCGTGGAACTTGTTGACGATGCCGGTTTTCAGCGGCGTGAACGTGACGGGCGAATATGCCGCGCCAAATTCGGGGACTTCAGAAACTTCCCCGATTTCGGTGAACGTCAGCGCAACATATCCGATTGCGTCGAATGTTGCGGGGGTGGCCGCCGAGACGGAGAGAAACCCGCCAATGCCTTCAGTAAGTGCCATGATAATTTCCTTTCAATGGCGTGGATAGGCGGGATGCCTATTTCAGAACAGGGACAAGCCCCGATGTAAACTCAACCAGAACTTCGCCGTCAGCATCGGTGGCGTCGGCCACCGTGCCGGAATAGGTGATGCCATTGGGCATGGCGAATTGCATCACGTCGCCAGCCTTCGGCGTCTTGCCGGTGTAGATCATGGCGGGTGTCGTGCCGGTCGGTGTGGGCATTGTGACGATCCGCGCGCATGTGATCGGTTTGGCTTTCATGGTTATGGATTCCTTTGAAAGATTGCGCGGCAACGTATGGAAACGTTTTTCCGAAAGTACGGGCCGTCGATTGCGCCCGGTTGCGGGTCGCCCATTTCCGCCACCTGAATTTGACCGCTTCCGGCAGACAGTACCAGATCAATGGGGAATTGGTCAATGATGCGCTGCGCTTGGTCGTCAGCCTCATCCTCGAACGTGCCCTCCTGCACAAACACCGCCACAAACAGCCGAACGACCATCCGGCTTGACTTGGACAACCCTAAACGCTCAGGCGGGGTAAATGTGAAATATGCCAGCCAATAAGGGGGCTCAGGCGTAACGTATTGCAATGACGGCGCGTCATAAACACCCGGCGCGTTTTCACCCCAAACGATAAGCGGGGCGGACGGCGTGGCGGCAAGGCGCGTGCGCAGCGCGTTTTTTATGTCCTTGTTATTCATCCGACTGCCGCCTTTGCTTTTGCCGTGGACGCCCGGACAATCGCGGGCCATTGATCGACGGCACCTTCGACGAAATGCGCGCCGACTTGGTCGTAGGTCCGACCCAGCTTGTCTGGGCCTGTAAAGCCATTATTAACACGTCTCGCATATTCTGCCGTCCATGTGAATGTTGCCACGTCGCCGCCCTTTATGCCAGCCGCTGCCATGATGTAGGATTCCTCACCTACGGCAGATGCCCCGCCCGCGATTGAAGACATCAGGCTGTCGCGCAAATTATTTGTAATAACAGGCATGCGCCCGCCCTTAGCTTTTGTCTTTTGTGCGGTGCGAATTAATGTTTGGGTTGAGTCCTTCAGCACTGCGTCGATCCGCTTTTGTGTCTTGAGGGTCCAAGCGTCCAGCGTTGCCCATGTATACTGCACCATCAGGTCAGCCTCGCGAAGAAATCAATTCTGACGTCAGAATAGCACCGGCAATTTATTGTCTCGCTGGCAGGCGCACCGAGTGAAGTATCGCCTGGATACATCATTTGATACCCGCCGACAATGAAGGGCACGCCATGGGGCACAGGGTCTTGTTTGTCCGCGTCAATGTGCGTTGCCCGAGTTTTACCATCCTCACCCGTTGAATCCCAAGCCCTGACGACATCCTCAGCCTGAACATCATTGTTCGGATTCTCAATCAACTGGTCCAGCGCCTCTTGCCGCCCGGCGTTCAGCGCCTTGAGCGTTTCGGTGCGGGCGATGGTTTCGCCACGCAACGCAAGCAGCCG